AAGGAATACGAACGTATCTTAGATGATGCTGAAGTCTCAACAGATGAAACTGTTGCAGAAGCAGTAGACAGCGAAGAAGAAGTAGCCGAAGCAGAGGAATCTGAAGATGAAGCAGTTGAAGAAACTGCAGAAACTGAAGAAGAGGCTGTAGAAGAAGAAATTAACCAAGCAGATCCAGAAGCAGATTTTGTTGCAGATGTTGAAGAAGCAGATGCAGATATCGAATCTGACGAGATTGGCGAGGAAATGGAAGACGGAGAGATTGAAGATAAAGTTGATGAACTTGAATCTGAACTTGAAGACCTAAGAGCTGAATTCGAAAAACTTCTTGATAAAGAAGGTGACGAAGAAGGTGATGACGGCGAAGAAGCAGAAATGGATGCAGAAATGGACATGGAACCAGAAATGGATGACATGGATATGGAACCTGAAATGGAAGAAGAATCAGTCGAATATGACCTTGATGAAGAAGTTGATGAAGATGATGAAGTTGTTGAAGAAGCAACTAAATTATCAGACAAAGTTGCAGAACCTAAGGGTGGCGACGCTGATAACAACGATTCAGGCACAGCCAAAAAAGGCGTAACTAAAGTTATTAGCCCACATGGACAAGGTGAACCAGTTAAAACTAACGACGGCGGAGACGGCGACAGTGGTAATAACTCACCAAAAGACAGTGGTGCATCAAGTAATCTTAACGTTGAGCCTAAAAAGGTTTAATTTAGAGTATTTTACAGGAGTAATCGGTGCGTAAGTTATATGAATATATGAGTCCAGAACAAAGTGGAATCCAGATAACGGAAGATGCTAATGGGAAAGATTTATACATGCAAGGATTGTTTATTCAAGGTGATGTAAAGAACCAGAATGGACGAGTTTATCCAAAGGATGAAATTCAACGTGCTGTTGAAAATGTAACTGAACGTCTAAATAAAGGTGAAACAGTTATGGGTGAGTTAGATCATCCAGAAGAATTACAAATTAATCTAGACCGTGTGAGTCATATCATTACAGAAATGCAATGTAATGACGCAAACGGACTAGGAAAATTAAAAGTAATTGATACACCAATGGGGAATATTGCAAGGGCTTTATTAAAAGCAGGTGCAAAATTAGGTGTTAGCAGTAGAGGAAGTGGTAATGTAAACGAATCAGGTCGTGTGTCTGATTTTGATATCGTTACTGTAGATATTGTTGCACAACCAAGTGCCCCAGACGCCTATCCAAAGACCATATATGAGTCTTTGTTTAACATGAGAGGCGGTAGCATGATATATGATATCGCTAAAGACTATACACACGATAAACAATCAGGTGCAAAAATGCATCTGAATAAAAGTATCATTGATTTTATCAATGAATTAAAATTGAGGTAGGAGACTACTATGGCAGAAAAATTTGAAGACCTTATCAAGTCTACCGAATTGACCGAAGAAAATCAAAGTCAAATCGTTGAGGCCTGGGAAAGTCGTCTTGCCGAAGCCAGAGAGGAACTCACTGCAGAATTAAGAGAAGAGTTTGCTCAAAGATATGAGCATGACAAAGGATTAATTGTAGAAGCAGTTGACGGCTTTATTAAAGAAAGAATCGAAGCAGAAATGCAAGAACTTGCTGAAGATAAAGTTAAAGTTGCTGAAGAGAGAGTTGCTTATAAAAAGGCTGTTAGCGAACATGCAAAGAAACTGGAAGGTTTTATTGCAGAACAACTTGCTAAAGAAGTTAAAGAGTTAAGACTAGAACGCGAAAGTGTTCAAGCACATGTCGAAAAACTTGATAACTTTGTAGTTGAGTCACTTGCGGGAGAGATTAAAGAATTCCACGAGGACAAACAAGCATTAGTTGAACAAAAAGTGAAAATGGTTAGAGAAGGTAAGAAACAACTTGCTGAATCCAAATCAGACTTCATTAAACGTGCCGCTGACAAAGTCGAGGCTGTTGTTAATAAAGTTGTGTCTGACAACGTACAACAGTTTAGAGATGACATCACAGCCGCCAGAGAGAATGACTTTGGTCGAAGAATCTTTGAATCCTTTGCAAATGAATACCGTTCAAGTTACTTGAATGAAAGTTCAGATGTGAAAGATTTAGAAAAAACATTAGCCGATGTTAAAAAAGAACTTGCTGAAAGTAAAACAGAAGTAGAAGCGAAAGCAGAAGCAACTAAAATTACTGAAAGCAAATTGAGAATAGCAGAAGACAAGTATGCTCGTAAAGAACAACTTGACACTTTGCTAAAACCTTTAGCAAAAGCAAAAAAAGAAATTATGGTTGACCTTTTAGAAAGTGTTAAAACAGAAAACCTTGAGAAGCAATTTAACAAATACTTACCAAGTGTTTTAGACGGCGAAGCACCGAAAGAAGCTCGTAAACCATTAACGGAATCAGTGACATCAGAACACACTGGTGACAAAGATGTTCAGCCTTCAACTGAAGATGGACAGGATATCGTCGAAATTGATGCTATCCGTAAATTAGCCGGACTTTCAAATTAGGAGATAAGAAATGGCAGAATTATTTGAAAGCAATTGGTCAGCAACCAAGGACGCACTTTTAGAAGGACTTAACGGTTCTAGAAAAAGTTCATTAGACGTTGTTCTTGAAAATACTAAAAAACATCTTCAAGAATCAGCATCTAGTGGTGCTACTCAGGCTGGCAATGTTGCTACATTAAACAAAGTAATGTTACCTCTGATTAGAAGGGTTATGCCTTCAGTCATTGCTAACGAATTAGTAGGTGTTCAACCTATGACTGGTCCAGTAGGACAAATCCATACTTTGAGAACAAGGTATGCCGAGAGTGCAACTGGAGTTAATCCAGGTGATGAAGCACTTTCACCATTTAAGATTGCGAATGCATATTCAGGTTCACCTGATGCAACAGCGGCTTCGGAAGGAACTGCTGGTAAGAAATTATCAATCCAAATCTTAAAGCAAACTGTTGAAGCAAAAACAAGACGTTTAAGTGCTAGATGGACTTTTGAGTCAGCTCAAGATGCCGAATCAATGCACGGTCTTGATGTGGAAGCAGAAATTATGCAGGCACTTGCACAAGAAATCGTAGTTGAAATCGACCAAGAAATTATCGGTTCACTAAGATCTCTAGCAGGATCTGGAACTACTTTAGACTTTAACGCAGTATCTGGTACACAAACTTACGTTGGTGACAGACATGCGGTATTGGCTATTGAGATTAACAGAGCGGCAAACAGAATCGCGGCAAGAACAAGACGTGGCGCTGGTAACTATATTGTTGTTTCACCTGAAGCACTTACAATATTACAATCAGCATCTACTTCAACTTTTGCTAGAACAACTGAAGGTTCTTTCGAAGCACCTACAAACACTAAACTTGCTGGTGTCCTTAACGGATCTATCAAAGTTTTTGTTGACAGTTATGCGGCTGACGGTACTAAAGTACTTGTTGGTTACAAAGGATCAAGCGAAACTGATGCTCCTGCGTTCTACTGTCCGTATATCCCACTAATGAGCACAGGCCCAGTAATGGACCCTGCTACATTTGAACCTGTCGTGTCATTTATGACAAGATACGGTTACATCGAACTTACAAATACTGCAAGTTCATTGGGTAACGCGGCTGACTACGTTGATGCAATTACTTTATCAAACGTAGCATTCCAGTAAGAATTAGTTTTAATTCAAACTGCGAATAAGCAGAC